ATTATGATCAATTATTATTAGCTATAAAGGAAAAACAAATGGCAATTGGAACACCATCCCAAAGTCCAGCAGTTGTTATCAAGGAAGTTGATCTGTCAGGTGTAGTGCCTAATGTTCAATCTACTATGGGTGCAATTGTAGGCAACTATCGTTGGGGACCGGTTGATACGAGAGAAAGAATCAGTAATGAATCTCAACTCGCAGCAACGTTCGGTAATCCAGACGATACACATTCTATAGATTTTCACAGTGCAGCATATTATATGCGTTACAGCTCAGACCTTATGGTTACTAGAGTTGTAGACAGTGCATATAACGCAGTAGACGCAGATGTTTATGCTGCTGCCGATTCAAATAATGCAATACTTCAAATTAAAAACCGTGATGACTTTGACAATCAGATGTCAACACTGGCAACAAATGGCCACACATTCATAGCAAAATATCCAGGTAGTATAGGTAACTCACTTAAAGTTTCCATGTGTCCTGCTGATAGTGCAGCTTTTTCTAACTGGGCATATAAAAGCAACTTTGATGCACACCCAGGCACATCAGCTTTTGCAAGTAGTCTTAACGCTCAAAATGACGAGTTTCATGTTGCAGTTATTGATACTCTTGGCAGCTTTGGTGCTAAAGGTTCTGTACTTGAAACATTCCCGTTTGTATCTGGAGGCACTAATGCTAAAAGATCAGATGGATCAACAAACTATGGACCAAATGTTATTAACAATGGTTCTAACTATGTTTGGATGGCAGGATTTGATTCAGATTTCACAGCCAGTGGTAATGGTACAACACTAGACTCAGCAGATAATCTTGCAAGTTTAAATAGTGCAACAGATTATATACTAGCAAGAGGCACATCAGATAGTGCCAGTGGCGGTATAACAGTAGGAGCTATTCAAACAGGTTTTGATCTATACAGTGATGCAGATAACGTAGAAGTTGATTTCTTAATTGCACCATCAATGGGTAGTAGAACAGATCAAACAGCTGTTGTTAATGATCTTGCAGCTATAGCTATTGCTAGAAAAGACTGTGTTGCAGTTGCTTCTCCAGCAAGGGAAGATGTTTTAGGCATAGCAAATGCAGCTACTATTACAACTAATATCGAAACTACAGCAGATGATTTTACAGCAACTTCATACTTAGTTGCAGATGCTAACTTCTTAAAGGTATATGATAAATACAACGATAAGTATATTCATATCCCAGCGGCATCATCTACAGCAGGTATTATGTCTGCATCAGATGCTAATGCAGCTCCGTGGGTATCACCAGCCGGTTCAAGACGTGGTGCTTACTTAGGTATAACTAATTTAGCTTACAGTCCATCAAAAGCACAAAGAGACACATTGTATAAAGCAAGTGTTAATCCAATTGCTAATATTCCAGGTCAAGGAGTATTATTGTTTGGTGATAAAACACATATGAATAGACCATCAGCATTTGATAGAATCAATGTTCGCAGACTATTCTTAACTGTTGAAAGAGCAATCGGCGAAGCAGCTAAAAATGTAATGTTCGAACTTAATGACGAATTTACAAGAGCTGAGTTTGTTAATATTGTAGAGCCATTCTTGAGAGAAATCAAGGGTAGACGTGGTATTACAGACTTTAAAGTTGTGTGTAATGAAACTAATAACACATCAGCCGTAATCGACCGAAATGAATTTGTAGCAAATATCTTCATTAAACCAGCAAGATCCATTAACTTTATCACATTGAACTTTGTGGCAGTTAGATCAGGTGTTGAGTTTGAAGAAGTTGTTGGTACAGTATAAGTAACTGGAAAGGAAAAAATTAAATGGCTATTCTCGGAGTAGATGACTTTAAAGCCAAAATAGCAGGTGGTGGAGCACGCCCTAACCTTTTCAAGGCTACGGTAAACTTTCCAGCATATGCAGGCGGAGATGTCGAACAAACGTCTTTCATGTGTAAAGGCGCACAACTTCCAGGTTCAAATATAGCACCGTTGCCTATCTCTTTTAGAGGTAGACAATTGCAGATTGCAGGTGATAGAACTTTTGAACCATGGACTGTAACAATTATTAACGACACAGACTTTGTTGTTAGAGATGCAATGGAACGTTGGATGAACGGAATTAACGGTCATACAACTAACGTTGGTCTTGTTAACCCAGCAGACTATCAAGCAGACCTAGTTGTAGACCAATTGGATCGTGACGAATCAATTCTAAAGACATATAACTTTAGAGGTTGTTTCCCTACAGCGATTTCACCAATTGATCTTAACTACGAAGCAACAGGACAGATTGAAGAATTCACTGTTGAATTCCAAATCCAATACTGGGAATCAGGTACAACTTCTTAAATTGTATATAAATACTCGGGTGGAGGGGAAACTCTCCACCTAACTCTAATTTGGACGAAAGAAATATGGCAGATAATCGAGGACTAAAATTATTTGGATTTGAGATTCGACGTGCTGGACAACAAACTAGCGCAAAGAGCAAACTTGATTCTATCGTTCCACCAACAGATGATGATGGTGCAGGATATGTAACTGCATCTGGTTCACACTTTGGACAATATATTAATCTTGATGGCGACGAATCCAAAGACAACTCAGAACTTGTTAAACAATATCGTGGTATTGCTATGCACCCAGAAGTGGATGCAGCAGTAGAAGACATTGTTAATGAGACTATTACTATTGAAAATAATAAATCCGCAATCGAGGTTGTACTTGATAATGTGGAAACTTCTGATAA